TTATGGCAGACACAAAGTTAAATCTTGTCCAGAAGCTCGCTAAGATTCGTGCGATTTCTGATGTTGTTTCCAAGGAAAAGAAAGGTTTCAACTATACATACGCCGATATCACAACGATTTTGGCAAACATCACAGCCGGTATGAAGAAGTACGGGGTATCCCTCATCCCCTCTATCGTACCCGGAACATCCGAGGTCGTGCAAAATGTCGTCGTGAACACCAAGTTCGACAAGACCGGTAAGGCATACGACAATACGGTTACAGAGATGCTCGTAAAGGCGGAAATGATTTTCAAGTGGGTAAATGATGAGAACCCCGAGGACTGCATTGAGGTTCCGTGGTTTGTCACCGGCTCACAGGGCGACCCGTCCCAGGCACTGGGTTCTGGACTGACATATTGCACTCGTTATTTCCTGTGTAATTTCTTCCAAATCGCTCAGTCTGATTCTGATGTTGATACATATCGCAGTAAGCAGAAGGCTGCAGAGGCTTCTGAGGAGAAAGCAATCGCTGAGGGTATTATCGAGCAGTTCGATATTATCTTAAAGCAGTACCTCGCTGATAATCCTACAAAGACCGACGAGGTTAAGAAGTTCATCAGTAAGTTTGCAAAGAATGCAAACTACCTTGCAATTAAGGAGCCTGCCCTGGCATCTAAATTGCTGGAAGATTTCACAAATACATATCTGAATAAGAAGGGAGCGTAATACATATGGGTTTTCGTACAGGAAGTTATGCAAAGGTTTGGGCTGTAGAGCCTAAGTCTGACACCAATACAACAGTTCGTCTTTCCATCAGCCGTAAGAACAAGCAGACCGGCGAGTATGAGCAGGATTTTTCTGGCTTTGTAGGTTTCGTAGGTACTGCTGCGGCTAAGAAGGCTGCGTGCCTTAAAGAAGGCGACCGCATCAAGTTGGGCGATGTGGATGTTACCACAAGCTACAACAGCGAGAAGAAGGTTACATACACCAACTTCAAATGCTTCAGCTTTGATGTTGAGGGCGATACGAACACCGTGGCTAACAACGAACCTCAGCCCGAGGTTGATAGTGGCGAAGTCGACGATTCCAGATTACCGTTCTAAGGCGGTGTAGCCTATGTCAGATGTGAGCTACAGACCTCTCATCGACGAAATGGTTTGGAGTTACACAAGGGTCGACTGCTTTAATGAATGCAGATACCGTTGGTTTTTGCGATACATAAAACGATACAAAGAAACTCCTCAGTTTTATAGTTCATACGGCTCGTTTATGCACAAGATTATCGAACGCTACTATAAAGGGGAGCTTGCCAAAGACGAAATGTCGCAGGTTTTTCTTAAAGACTTTGCTAAGGAAGTACAGGGAGAAAGACCCGCCGCTTCCACAGTAGAAAGTTATATCCAGAAGGGTCTACAATATCTCAAAACCTTTGAACCCTTCCCCTACAATATGATTGCCGTCGAAAAAAGAGTCGAGTTTGACATCGATGGTACACCCTTTATGGGTTTTATTGACTACCTCGGTGAAAAAGACGGAGAATATTATATTGTAGATAATAAGTCCAGAGACTTAAAACCCAGAAGTAAGCGTGCTAAACCCACGGTTAAGGATAAGGAACTGGATGAAATGTTAAAGCAGCTCTACCTCTATGCTGCCGCAGTCAAGCAGGAATATGGAAAGTTTCCTAAAGCACTTTGCTTTAATTGCTTTAAGGCAGGCGAATTCATTGTAGAACCATTCGATGAAGAGGTATACCAAAGAGCGATTTTATGGGCAAAAGAGTCCATAGAAGAAATCAAAAACGCAGACGATTTCTACCCCAATAGGGAATATTTCGGGTGTAGATACATCTGTGGAGTTAGCGACCAATGTTGCTATTATTAAACGAGGAGGTGATTCGATATGGTTCAACGAGCTGAAGACATCAGAAGTATTGAAAGTGAGTCGGGAATTATCGCCTCATTGATACACCACCCGGAATTTATATTCCAGGCAGATGAGTATCTTCTCCCTAACCACTTCAGTAACCTTGAAAACAGGGTGCTGTATGCGGCAATTAGGGAATTGGCGGTGCGTGACATCAACGCCATCGACCCCTACAATATTGTTGAGTGTCTAAAGTCGTCCGAAGCAACTCGTAAGTACGCCGATACAATTTCGGTAGAAAAACTGCACGAGTTAATGGATATGAGCGATGTGTTGGCAAGACACACCACCGAGGAATACAAACTCCTTGTGTCAAATGTGATGGATGCAGCATTCCGTCGGGAAATGTATCGCTCTCTGGCTGAGTGCCAACGCCTGTGTCTTGACGGCACGGAAGATGGAGACAGCCAGCAGAAGATTTATCAAATCATCGACGAGGTAATGGCTTCATACTCCAAGAACGAGGAGATGCCGCAGTACGCAGATGTGATTGATGGTCTTTGGGAAGAAATTAAGAGTCGCCAGGGCACTGGATATGCTGGTTTGCCGTTCAAATTCCCGTCTCTGAATGACTATGTTACCATTGAACGAGGCGAGCTCGTTATCTTTGGCGCCCAACAGAAGGTCGGCAAGAGCATAATGCTTCTAAATTGTGCAGTCGACCTGTTACGCCAGGGCAAGTCAGTGTTATACATCGACTCCGAGTTGTCAAGCCGACTGTTCACGGCGAGATTACTGGCTCATTTGTCTAAGGTTGAATATCGGAAACTCACCTCTGGTAATTACACACCCGAGGAAGAGTCCGAGATTATAGCAGCCAAAGAATGGATGAAAAAGAGACAATTTGCCCATATCTATATGCCGTTCTTTGACGCACAGAACATCTATACGGCAGTACGCAGGCAAAACAACATCCATCCCATTGATGTTATCATCATTGACTACTTCAAGTCCACCGGCAACAACACTGATGCCTTTCAGACATACGCCGAGATGGGCAGATGTGTCGATATGATTAAGAACGAGGTGGCTGGTGCGATGAATATCGCCGCTATCGGCGCCGCACAGGCAACCATCAACAATAAACTTGCCGACTCGGCAAAAATTGCACGAAACGCATCGACTATCATTATGCTGATGGACAAAACACCGGATGAAATTGAGGCAGACGGCGTGGAGTGTGGTAATAAGAAGATGGTTGTGACCGTAAATCGTAACGGTATGCAACACGCTGACGGCGAATACATAGACTTGAACTTTGACGGCAATCACATTTTGTATGAGGAAGCCAAGCAACACATTCCTCATACCCCTTTTTAAGCAATGTTGCTAATTAGATAACCTGCAAGGAGGTGGCGGTGTGGAACTCGAAGAACTGATAAAATCCATTGATATTGTGGAATTTCTCTCACAGTTTGTTGAGCTTGAGGAGAAAAATGGCGAGTGGTGGGGTCTAAGTTGCTTCAAAGAGGAGAAAACACCGTCATTCTCCGTTCGTAGAGACCCTCCTGTGTTCTATGACTACAGTTCCGGCATTGGTGGTAATGTCTACACCTTCATTCGACACTATTACAAGTGTCAAAAGAACGAAGCAATCGAAATTTTGAAGAAATATGCAGGTTTCGACGGCGAATTACTGGCTCCGAGACAAAAAATGGCAGCAACAATGACCTGCAAGCGGTTCAAACAACCGAAAGCGAGCCGTAAAGAGTCTGCTTCGACGATATTACCCAATGATTATATGGAGCGATACGAAAAACGCGATGATAAGCTCGCAGTTTGGGAACAAGAGGGTATTTCGAGGGCTTCTCTTGACAAATTTCAGGTATATTACGACAGTTTTTCCGACCGATTGGTGTACCCGATACGAAATATCGAAGGAAAAATCGTCAACATAGGTGGCAGAACGCTTGACCCCCTCTGGAAAGAGAAAAAACAGCGAAAATACACCTATTTTCACTCTTGGGGAACGATGGATACCATCTACGGACTCGTAGAAAATATGGAACACATCTTAAAATCCCGTGAAGTCATCTTATTTGAGGGTTGTAAGAGCGTTTTGCTCGCTGATACCTGGGGAATTCACAATGCCGGTGCGATTTTGACTTCCCATCTTAATCCAAATCAGATGAAAATACTTGCTCGTCTTGGTTGTAGAGTGGTTTTTGCCCTCGATAAGGATGTTCGCATCCGTGAAGACCATAACATCGGCAAGTTGAAGCAATATGTAAATGTCGAATACCTCTGGGATAGAGAGGATTTGCTCGACGAAAAAGACGCACCAGTAGATAAAGGATTGGAGGTTTTCAAGAAGCTGTATGACCAGAGATTGCGATATAGGTAACGCCACTGCTATCTTTAGCACGATGTCGTTTTACGATGCCGTTGAGGCACTTGAGGAATATGGCATTAAGGTACAAGATGCCGAGGGTAATTTCAGATTCTTGTCTGACATTCTGGACGAAGTGTTCAAGGTTTGGAAGCGAGTTCTTAGACCATCTGCAAGTAACAAACTGAGTGAAGCTGCGCAGTGTTTAATTAGCTCGTTTAAGAGCGCCAGTATTCCAGAGCAGGATGACACAGCCCTTGACGACTTCCTAAAACAATTTGAAAGGAGCGATGAAGATGCCAACGAGACGCAATGATGCGTTGGATGCACACCTTAACGCATACTTCCAAATCGCTTCTGCCGGTGTAAACCGAAACGGCACTATGTTAACTGAAGCGGCTCTTGCGCAACTGCGAGATATGCTTTACACCGTACAACCTATCATAGTCCCCGCCAGTATGTTCGACTCCGCGTCTGTCTCGTTTGAAATTGCGACAGAGGAACCGCAAGAAGAAGCGGGAGTCGAAAGCAACGAGGAGTTGGATAACTTCCTCAAAGAATTTGCACTAAAGGAGGTGTGTTAGAAATCAGTAGCTACATTATGTATCACTGTCATACAGAGTACAGTTTGCTTGACAGTTGCACGAAGTATCAAGACTATGTGGATTTGGCTGTCAGAGACGGCGCCAAAGCACTGTCTATCTCCGAGCACGGCAAACCTCTGAACTGGACAGAAAAATGGAATGCTTGTAAGCAAGCGGGCATCAGATACATCCACTCTGTAGAGGTTTACCTCACAGAAACCCTGGATGAAAAAGTCCGTGACAATTACCATACCGTTTTAATGGCACGAAATATGGATGGTGTTCGAGAATTGAACGCTCTCATCAGTAAGTCGTGTGACAAAGACCACTTTTACTATACGAACAGAATTACCTTTGACGAGTTTCTTGCGATTTCTAATAACATCATTTCGACAAGTGCTTGTTTGGCGTCTCCGTTAAATAAATTAGCGGACACTCACCCCCGATATATGGAACTCGCAAGAAAGTACGACTTTTTCGAGGTGCAAGCACATAACCACCCCGAACAAATTGAGTTCAACAAAAGACTCCTGGCTCTCGCAAAGCAGTTAGGTAAGCCGCTGATTGCAGGTACAGACACACATAGCTCCAGCCCTTACAAGGCAGAGTGTCGAGCAATCCTGCTGTCTGCAAAGCACAAGTCATACGGCGACGAAGACGCCTTTGACCTTACATATAAAACCTACGATGAACTCGTAGAGATGTTCCGAATTCAAGGAGCACTCCCCGAGGATGTCTATTTGGAAGCAATCAACAACACAAATCTACTGTACGATATGACAGAGGATATTGAGTTAGATACTTCCATCAAGTACCCCATTCTGTATGGTTCTCGTGAAGCTGACTCCGAGAAGTTTACAGAGACTATTGAGAGAAAGTTTGCTGAGAAGCTTGCAAATGGTATTATCCCGCCAGAGCAAGAAGCAGCCTTCCGAACGGCGATTGATGAAGAAATGCGTGTATTCCGAAAGCTGAAAATGGACGGCTTCATGTTGTCTATGTCCGAGCTGATTTGTTGGTGCAAAGAGCAAGGTATGGCAATCGGTACAGCGAGAGGTTCCGTTGGTGGCTCCAGAGTTGCCTATGTCGCAGACATTATTGACCTCAACCCCGAGACTTGGCACACAGTGTTCTCTCGTTTCTGTAACGAAGACCGTGTGGAAATCGGCGACATTGATATTGACTGCGTTGAATCTGACCGCCCCGCAATCTTCCAACATATCACAGGTCGTTTCGGTGCTGATAAGACGGCGCGAGTTGCTTCGTTCGGCACAATGCAGTCCAAAGGCGTTATCGATGATGTCGGCAGAGCACTCGCCATTCGTTGGACAAAGGAACATCCTGATGCAGGAGTTATCAAGGGTCACCACCCATTAGACGGCGGTCAGGGTTACTACAAGGACGACTCCGATTCTAATCCGTGGTCACTCCCTAATATCGCTCGTATCAAGAACGAGTTTGATTCCGACCCCGAGAAGACAAAGAAGAAGTACCCCGAGATTTTCTACTACTATGATGGTTTGATTGACACCAAGATTTCACAGTCGGTACACCCGGCAGGAATGGTCATCAGTCCTATCACATTGGTTGACAACTTCGGCGTGTTCGACAAGGACAATGAGAACTGTTTGATGTTGGATATGGAGAATATCCACGACTTCACAGGTCTTGCGAAGTACGACTTCCTTATCTTAAAGACGGTGCAGGTTATTCGAGATGCGTGCAGATACTTGGAGCAACCATACCCTAAAACACACGAGGTCAACTGGTTTGACGAAGAAGTGTGGGCGGATATGATTCGCAACCCGTCGGGTATCTTCCAGTTTGAAAGTGCGTTCGCATTTGAAAGCCTTAAAAAGTTTACCCCTCACAGCATTTTCGATATGTCCATCGTCACTGCGTGTATTAGACCGTCTGGTTCTTCTTACCGAGATGTGTTGCTTGCACGACAGGTTCACAAGAACCCGTCTGAGCTTATCGATGAACTGCTGAAAGATAACCTCGGATACTTAATCTACCAAGAGGATACAATTAAGTTTCTGCAACAAATTTGCGGTCTGTCTGGTAGTGAATCCGACAACATCCGCCGAGCAATCGGTCGTAAGCAGAAAGACAGACTGGATAAAGCAATGCCCGATATTTTAGAGGGCTACTGCAACAAGTCACCCAAGCCGAGAGAGGTTGCCGAGCAGGAAGCCAAAGAGTTCCTCCAGGTCATTGAGGACAGCGCTTCGTACCAGTTCGGTTATAACCACAGTATTGCATACTGCTTGCTTGGCTACCTGTGTGCCTATTACCGCTACTATCATCCGATTGAGTTCATCACATCGTTCCTTAACAATGCTGCTAACGAGGATGATATCAGAAATGGTACGGCATACGCCAACAGAGTTGGCATCAAGATTACGATGCCCAAGTGGGGATTATCCAAGAGCGAATACTTCTTCGATAAGGAACGAGGTATTGTCGCCAAGGGTCTCACATCCATCAAGTTTATGAGCGCTGGCATCGCCGAGGAACTGTATCAGTTGGCAAAGAGCAAAACCTACACTCGCTTTGTTGATATCCTGTTCGATATTGACCAGAAAACAACATTGAATACCCGCCAGCTCGATATCCTCATCAAGCTCGACTTCTTCTCCGATTTCGGAAATCAACGAGAGCTTTTAAGAATTACAGATATGTTCTACACCACCTTTAAGAAAGGGCAAGCAAAGAAGATTGCCAAGGATAAAGTGGATGGAACACCTCTTGAAGATATAGTAACGAAGTACGCCGTTGGTGTCACCAAGTCTGGCGGTGTTGCGAAGAGTTACACACTACTCGATGTCGCATCGATTCTCCGTGAGTCAGAAGATGCGGTCAAGGCAATACATATGGACGATTTGAGCGACCTGCTCAAGGTTCGTAACTTTGTTGATGTAATGGGTTATGTCGGTTATGTGTCCGGCAAGGACGAAGACAGACGAAAACTCTATGTATTAGAGGTTTACCCGTTAGTCAGAAAGAAAGACAACAAGCAATTTGGATATTCGGTAGTAACCAAGTCTATCGGTAGCGGTAAAGAAAGCCGATTCACGGTCGTGAACAAGGTGTACGAGGAAGACCCGATTAAAAAGGGCGACATCATTTTTTGTAAAGCATACGAGAAGCAAGGTCAGTATTTCAGACTAACCGCGTATTCCAAGGTGTATTAAGACAGGGGTGATTATCACAAATGGAAGTGCTGAATACCAATTCGTTCTGCGAAGCCCTTGTTCGTTGTAACGACAACAAGAACTACAAGGCAGTTATCGCATTTGCCAGGAGAGCAGATGCAAAGGATTTTGCAGAGGAGTTAGCCGAAATGCACAAGGCGACTTCAATTCCCGGAGTCGACAAGGTGTTTACTTCTGGACTTGGCACATCCAGAATTAACTTCAAAAACGGTAGCCGAATCGAGCTTATTACCCTAACGGACAATGCTCGTGGCATTAAGTGTAACGAAGTCATTTATGAGAGCGAAATCAACATCGAAGACCAGCGTCTTCGCGGTATTCTCCAGTGTATGTTGGTTCCTTATAGATGCGGTGCATACGAAAGTATGGACGGTCATCCTACCACCAAGGCGGCAAGGATAATTGATGGGCTGAGGAAGTACGAAAGGTACAAAGAAGCGGCTCAACGCAGCGAAGAACTCGATGAGTTCTTAGGTTCGTTCTCTATCACTGAATAAAGTGTTGCGGCACAACGACTTTTTCGTGCATAAAACACGACTTTGATATACAAAAAGGAGATGGTTACTATGGCTAAGGAGATTACCTGTAACAGATGCGGAAAGAAGTTCGACATCTGGGATACGCAGGAGAATTTCTCAATCAATACCCGATTAGGGTACGGCACAAAGTACGATGGCGACGACCTCGAACTTGACTTGTGCTGTAGCTGTATGGAGAAGCTCATCGATGAATGCGTTATCTCTCCAATCAAAGAAAATACATAATACATAACTAAATAACGGAAGGAGATGGTTCTTATTAAGTTAAGTGCTCACCATAAAATTGCAGGAATAGGAACGGCGATACTGTTAGTGGTGCTATGTTTAGTATTTGCCACAGGAGCGGTATCAAACAATGCGGACTCCGCAAAGAATGAACCTGCCAGTAAGGCTGAAACATCGGTTACTCAATCTTATGAGCCAGAGACACGAGACGAATGTATTAAAACGACTGAAAGCACAATTCCCACCAGCACTACCGCTTCTGAAACCGAAGAAGCGACAGATGTGACAGAGGTTGTTGAGGAGACTACGATGGTCGAAGAAACAACTGAAGTAGCTGACGATGAACCGGTCGAAGAAGATTTATACATTCAGCATTATACCGAGCAGGACGCAATCGATATTGCAAAGGTGTTATACCGCGAATGCCGTGGTGTACCGAGCAAAACCGAACAGGCTTGCGTGGCGTGGACTATCCTAAACCGAGTAGATTGTTATGACTCCACAGTCTATTCAGTCGTAAGGTCTCCAAACCAGTTCGCTTTCTATGAAAGCACTCCTGTATGGGACGAACTGCTTGACCTCGCACATGATGTACTGGACAGATGGAGCCGTGAAAAGAACGGAGAAACGAATGTCGGAAGAGTTCTTCCAAAAGAGTACATCTACTTTGAGGGTCGCAACGGTCATAACTACTTTAGAGATAACTACAGCGGCTCGTATAATATCTGGGACTACTCCCTTGAGAGCCCCTACAAAAGTTAAATGTAAATTTTAGAATTATCTTGACATTGGGTGCAAGGTGTGCTACAATGTTATAAACAGACGCTCCCTTGTACTCTATCAAGATAATTAAATAACCTGCAAAGGAGTGATTTGCGATTCATTACTATATATATCTGACGCAAAACCTTGTAACGGGTCGCAAATATATCGGCAAAAGAAAATGCGACTGTGAAATCAAGGACGATACATATCTCGGTAGTGGAAAAATCCTCAAGCAAGCCATTGCTAAATATGGGGTACAGAATTTCAGCAAGACCATTATTGAGGTGTGTTCATCGGAAGACGAGTGTAATGCCAGAGAGCGGTTTTGGATAAACGAGTTGGACGCCGCACACAACCACGAGTTTTACAATATTGCACTTGGTGGTGAGGGTGGTAACACATACGCTGGATTATCACCGGAAGAACTCGATAGGATTCGCAACATTAAAAGCGAGCAAACTACTGGTCAAAATAACCCTCATTATGGTGCTGTTGTCACAGAAGAGACAAGGCTCAAAATATCACAGTCATTGAAGCAACTGTACGCTACTCCAGAGAACTGCTCAAGGTATGGCAAATTCGGCGCCGACAACCCTTGCTCCAAGAAAATTAAATGCGTGGAACTGAACCGTGAGTTTATAGGTATACGAGCAGCGGCTCGTGAAATGGGTATTCCGTCGCCCAATATCACTCGTGCTCTCGGAGACCCGGCAAGGTTTAGCGCAGGTAAACACGACGGTAAAAGACTACATTGGATATATTGTGAGGAATAACGATATGAAAGTAGAAATCTTGAAGCATCCCACGGAAGAAGATTGGATGCTGTGTAAAAAGTGTACGCTTGTGACGGTCTCTAAAGACTCCGACACCCCTGCGACCGACGCGTGGAAAGTTAAGCTGTTAAAGGCGAACCACTCTCCAATCAGAACACTGCAGTTTTGCTTTAGACTGTCTGATATCCCGTATTGGGTATCCGTTCATTTGGTGCGTCATGTCCACGCCACTCCGTTCGTTTCTACTCAACGCAATGACCGCCAGGTCAAGTACGAGAGAGGTGCCGCGAGACAGGATTCGCCCGTCACAATGTGTTGGTATATGAACGCCGAGGAGCTAATCACCATTGCCCATAAGCGTTTGTGTACGCAGGCTTCCAAAGAGACGAGAGAACTTGTGCAGTTGATTTGCGATAAGGTCGTTGAGGTCAACCCCGAGTTTGCAGACCTTCTCGTTCCGAATTGCGCATACCGAGGCGGATTGTGCGACGAATTCAACTGCTGTGGTCTCAACAAGAAATATCTCCCTGGCGGGGTATATGACGAGCAGGATAAATAATCCGTACAGAATGAAGCAACTTATCGACTTCAAAGGTCTTGAGGTTGATGGCTACATTTATCCTACTGATATTGACGGTCTTATCGAGTATAAGGACTCAGAATACATACTGTTTGAAGTCAAATACGGCAGCGCAGAAGTTCCTCTTGGACAAAAGCTCGCAATCCAGAGAATGGTTGATGACTTCACAAAGGTTGGCAAGCAAGCGGTAGCGTTTGTATGCGAACATACGGTGCGAGATGCTAACAAACCCGTGGTTGCTGCGTGGTGTAAAGTACGCGAAATCTACTACGGCAAAGAAAAGCAATGGAGAGCGCCGGACAACGAAATCACCGTCCGTGAGGCGGTGGACAGCTTCCAGAGATATTCCAAACTGGTAATGCAAAGTAAGCAACGAGAGGAGATGAAAGAAGAATGAAAGTGATTTTAGTTTCTGGCAAGGCGCAGAACGGCAAAGATACCGTCGCTTCTATGCTGCGCGATAAACTGACTGCAGATAACCACAGAGTGCTGACCACGCACTACGCAGACCTTTTGAAATACATATGCCGTAACTACTTCGGTTGGGATGGTAACAAGGACGAAAAAGGCAGACAGATGCTGCAGTATGTTGGAACTGATGTCATCCGCAAGCAGAACCCTACATTATGGGTTGACTTCGTTGCGATGATGCTCAAATACTTCCACGAGAATTGGGACTATGTCATCATCCCCGACTGTCGTTTCCCGAATGAAGTAACGACAATGGTTGAAAACGGGTTTGACACCATCCATTTGCGTGTTGTACGACCTGGTTTCAAGAGCCCTCTTACAGAGGAACAGCAAAAGCACCCTTCCGAAACCGCGCTTGATGATACGGTGCCTGATTTCTATATCGAGAACACCGGCACACTTGAGGAGTTGGAAGTAACTACATCAAATTGGATTAAGGAGAATCTTTATGGGAACTAATCGCAAAGGTTATTACGACTATGAGGTCGAGATTGAAAAGGCACTGCTTGAAGCAGGTATGGTTGAAGAAATCTTCTACCTCAACGACTTAAAACAGCGCAAGCTGTTCCTGAATGTGGATGTCGAACAGCTTTCCGTGGCTGACATCGTGAAGCACATTATGCAGTACAACAAGGAAGATAAAGGTATCGACCCCAAGGATAGACAGCCCATTCTTCTGTATGTCACCTCTAACGGCGGCGAAGTCGATTCTGGTTTCGAGCTTATCGATATTATCCAGAATAGCAAGACCCCTGTGCATACCATCAATCTCGGTTACCAGTACAGTATGGGCTTCTTGATTGGTCTCGCCGGTCATAAGCGTTTCGCAACACAGAATGCGAAGTTCCTGATGCACGACGGTTCCAACTTCGTGTATAACTCTGGAGCCAAGGCTCAAGACCAAATGGAGTTCCAGAAAAAAGTGGAAGAGCGTGTTAAGCAGTATATCCTCTCCAGAAGCAAACTGACAAGTGAAGAATACGACAGCAAGCTCCGCGTCGAATGGTATCTGTTCGCAAGCGAAGCTAAGGATAAAGGGTTCGTTGATTACATCATCGGCGAAGACTGTGATATCGATGAGGTAATTTAAGGAGGGTCTTTATGGCGGCAAAGAAAAGACCCGTTATGGAATACTACGGCGATATGCCTAAGTCATTCGATGACAGACCTTTCTACGGACTTCAGTTAGATAATGAGCAATTAAATTTTGCGAATACAATTTTGAACCCCGACATCGACATTGTCTTTGTCAACGCCAGAGCAGGTACAGGCAAGACAACAATCGCAACGGGCGTTGCAAATATCCTCGTTCAACACGGAGCGTTTAAGAGTATCGTCTACATTATGTCTCCGTATGGCGAGAGAAAGCAAGGATGGTTGCCCGGAACCATCACAGAGAAAAGTTCAGTTTACTTCGAGGCTTTCTACCAGGCGCTGATTAACTGCGATATCAATCCCCATACGGCGATTAACGATGAAAGTATGGTTAATCAGAAGAACGGCACAGGATACATCACCTGTATCACCGACACATTCTTGAGAGGTTCTAACTTGGATGATGTGGTAGTGATACTGGATGAGGCGCAAAATTTCACGACATCACAGTTAAAGAAAACCCTAACGCGTGTTGGTAAAAAAGCGAAAGTTATCGTTATTGGTCACGAATTACAATGTGACCTTGATAACCCAAGCACAAGTGGCTTTACGAAGTACATACAACATTTCAAGGATAAAGAAAGGGCTGCTGTGTGCCATCTAACGACCAACCACAGGGGATGGATTAGTCAATGTGCAGATGAGGTTCCAGAATGACGAAGGCGGTGATTTATGACCACTAATACGCAACAAAACACCACGCTATATGGGTTTGTCTATATGACAAGAAATAAGGTTACAGGTCATCTATATATCGGGAAGCACCGAAGAGAGATGAACCCAAACGACATTGATGATTCGTGGTATTTAGGTTCGGGTGTGTTGCTAAAACGAGCCATAGAAAAATATGGCGTCGAAAATTTTGAACGGACAATTTTGTGTGAGTGTTCTGACGACGCTTCTCTAAACAAAATGGAACAATTATTTATTAGCCATTATAACGCAGTAAACGACGAAAAATTTTACAATTTAACATTTGGCGGTGATGGTTTGTCTATTGTGCCAGAATGTGTTAGAGAACGAATGAGGCATCCACATAAACCTATGTCGGATACTGCACGGGCTAATATGTCGAGAACATTTTCTCCAGAAGCAAGAGAGAGGTTTGCACAAAATGCCAGAGACAAGTTAACTGGTCGCGTACATACACAACAATCTAAAGCAAATATGAGTGCGGGGCATATCGGTAGTAAGTCAATCTATAAAGACGGCATCTACAAGTATGTTAAAGAGTCCGAATTACACACCTATCTCGCTGATGGATGGATATTACAGGGCGTCTTGCACGGCAGGAAAATTGTCAGGAATGACCAGGGAACAAAAATATGGATTCATAAAGGTGATGAAGAACGCGTAGTACGCAAAGACATCGCGGAAGAATATTACGATGACGGTTGGTTGCGCGGCAGAATTTATAAACGGAGGTGCAAACCTTGAAGAAACTAACCATCCTGGTTGATATGGACGACACAATCGAGAATTTGTGTGATGCGTGGGTTGGTTTGCTTAATGAACGATATGGTCTGTCGGTATCGATGGACGATATCAAGGAGTGGGATATGACAAAGGCGTTTCCTACACTGGAAGAGCGACAAATTTATGCCCCTCTGTTTGAAGAAGAACTGTGGGAGCGGGTTAAACCTCTCCCCGGTGCCTACGACTACATTGCAAAGCTAATAGCAAACGGACATCGCGTTTGCATAGTAACCGCATCACATTATAATTCGCTGCCTATTAAACTTGAAAAGGTTTTATTTAGATACTTCCCATACTTACGCTACCAAGATGTAATAGTAGCTTATGACAAGAAGCTCATTCGTGGCGATATTCTTGTCGATGACTATCCCAAAAATCTTGACGGCGGAGAGTACCACAAAATTCTGATGACGGCAGCACATAACAGGAATTTTGATGAAGATACAATCGGTGCTGTACGAGCATCGTCTTGGGAAGAAGTATTCAATATCGTGTGCGACTACGCACGAAAGGAGTGATTCCTATTTACGGAGATATCATTTTGTACTCCACTGGCTGTCCTAAATGTGAGGTCTTGAAGAAGAAGCTCAACGAAAAGGGCGTGCCGTATACGGAGAATAATTCAGTAGACGAGATGCTTGCACTCGGAATCACGCAAGTGCCCGTGCTCGACAACAATGGAACCCTTATGGATTTCAAGCAGGCGGTCGAGTGGGTAAATAAACAGTAAGGAGACTGCCAAATGAACATTCCATTAAAGATGAACAGAGACTTTGAGAAAGCGATGCACGCGCTGAACGAAAAATACGGCGAGGATTTCGACTTCCTCAATGGTTTCCACGAAACCCAGCTCAATTTCTCCGACTTTATCGACGGTTTTATCGATAAGAATGTCGCCGATGTAACAATCGACGCCAATGCGAACGCATCCAATAAGGATATTCGCAGTCTCATCAACGAAAAGGGTAAGTCTCTCGACAAGCTCTTTGCCTTCAATAAGATTTTCTACGAGTTGAAGAAGAAGTACAACCTCAGAACCGCCAAGGAGTGGCTCGAATGCGAGCACAGCGGTGCGTTCTATCTGCACGATGCTTCTACAACCACATATATCCCTTACTGCTACGCCTACGACCTTACTCGTTTGGCTACAGAGGGTCTGTTCTTCCTCAAGAACTATAACAATCAGCCCCCCAAGCACCTTACGACATTCATCGACGATGTAATCGAATACATCAGCTATATGAGCAACCGCAGTTCCGGCGCAGTTGGCATCCCGAACATCCTCATCTGGACTTACTACTTCTGGAAGCACGACTGCGAGACAGGTTTCTTCATCAAAGACCACGATTACTACATCAAGCAGTCTTTCCAGAAACTGATTTACCGTCTGAACCAGCCTTTTATGCGTATCGACCAGACCGCATTCGTCAATGTGTCCATCTTCGACCGCAACTACATCGAGTCTCTGTTTGGCGGTGTGCAGTATCCTGACGGCACATATGTCATTGACTGCGTTGACGAGCTGATTGAGCACCAGAAGCTCTTTATGGAGGTTGTTTCCCAGATTCGCAGTGAGAATATGTTCACATTCCCTGTGCTGACATACAGCCTGCTCTACAAAGACGGCAAGTTTGTCGATGAAGACTTCGCCCGTTGGTGCTCCGACCACAATACAACTTGGAACGACAGCAACTTCTTCGTCAGTGGCGATGTCACTACGCTCAGTAACTGTTGCCGTCTCCTTTCTGACACATCCAAGCTCAATGCGTTCATCAACTCCATCGGCGGTACGGCTCTGTCTATCGGCTCCGTTAAGGTTAATACCATCAATCTGATGCGTATTGCACTGGAGACCGAGTGCGACGAGAAGAAGTACCTCGCACTGCTCAAGAAGCGTGCGCTGCTGTGCTGTAAGGCTCTCGATACTGTGCGTCATATTATGAAGCGCAATATTGAAAAGGGTCTGCTCCCGAACTATCAGGACGGCGCGGTCGAAATGGATAAGCAGTATTGCACAATGGGCATCCTCGGTCTCTATGAGGTTATCGAAGCCTTTGGTTACACCCGTGTTGATGAACTGGGTTATACATACTACACCGACGAGGGTCTGGACTTTGCCTGCAAGATTTTCGATGTACTGAATGAGGTGAAGGACACATTCACCGATGAGTTCTCCTTCAACATCGAGTCTGTTCCTGCAGAAAGAGCCGCTGTTATCCTCTGCCAGAAAGACAATGCTCTGTTTGATTTGGATGACAAGTTCATCTACAGCAACCAGTGGATTCCTCTTTCTACCAAGTGTACTATCCAGGAGAAGCTGAGACTCAGCGCAATCCTTGATGAGAAGTGCAGTGGTGGTAGTATCGCCCACATCAACCTTGAAGCAAACTTCCCGAATACTGATGTTGCGTGGGATATGCTGAACAAGATTGCACAGGCTGGTGTTATCTACTTTGCATTCAACACTCGCATCAATGAGTGTAAAAACCACCACGGCTTTGTCGGCACCGATGTATGCCCCACCTGTGGTGAACCCGTACACGATACCTATCAGCGTATCGTCGGTTATCTCGTACCCACGAGAAGCTACTCCAAGGACAGAAAGCGTGAATTCAATACCCGTCAGTGGTATGAGTATGCGGAGATGTTACGCGAATGATTATAAAGACAATCGTGGATGAGGACTTCATCAACTATAAGCAACCCTCAATGTATATCGGCACTGCGTACTGTAATGGTAAGTGCTGCCGAGAAGCAGGTATCCCGATGTCTGTATGCCAAAACGACGAGTGGCGGAAAGCCGCCACCGTCGAAATGGCAAGCGATGACATCATCGAAAGGTATTTATCCAATGATATCACAAGCGCAATTTGCTTTGCCGGACTTGAACCGTTTGAACAGTTCTTCGAGATGTTCGACCTTATCTTTGCATTGCGCAACAACTATCATTGTAATGATACAGTGGTAATCTACACAGGTTACAACAAGGACGAGATTGCACAGGAAGTCGAGACTTTGAAAAGATTTCCGAACATCATTATTAAATTCGGTCGTTTCGTGCCGAACCAGTCAAAGCACTATGACGAGGTTCTCGGTGTCAATCTCGCGTCCGAAAATCAATATGCTAAGGTGATATCTTGATGTGCAAACAACTGAGTATAACAAGTCAAATTGAAATTGCTAAAACGCGACTCGTGGCAGCAAGGAATGAAAACAACCCGACAGAGATAATTGTTTGGGAGTCAATCTTAAATTCTTTGCAGGAAAACCTAAAAATCCATACTACATAAAGGAGTAAATATATGAGCAAGAAGCAAAGTGGCGCAAGTAGTGTCGGCGGCGCTCTCGGTAGTGCATTGAAGGAAATTTGTTACTTCTTAACAATCCTGTTCTGCGCTCTGCGAGCCTGCGGTGTAATCAACTGGAGTTGGTTCTGGGTAATGTCTCCCATTTTCTTCTCCTGGGTGCTGGCACTTGTTTGCCTCGGCATCGTTGGTCTTATCACAGCAATCGCCCTGAAAGACGACTAAAAATTTTTAGGCGAGCAAGATAATTCGATAATTTACAGAGGTATACATATGGCAGAAAACCAAAACAAGCTGACTATCGGCTTTAATTTCGAGAACGAGTTTGGCGACAAGTTCTCTGCTACAACAACCGCACAGGTCTTTAACGACCTTGGCGAAACAGATATTGATTTCATCGGCGACCAACTCAATATCTTCCTAAAACAGTGTGGATACGCTCGTAAGAACGACCACATCTTTATGGAAGATGTTACCGAGGAAGAATGGGTAGCTCTGGCAGATTATCTCGA